ACTATGTTTGGTGACTCTTCAACGTTGCAGAAGAGTAAAATTAATGACTTTGATGTTGATTTGGAAACTCCAAATATGATAAAATTCCCTGAAAGTCTTGGCCAATGTGTACTACTAGTACAATACAAATGTGATTCAGATGTGGAAACTGTTATTACGCAACCTGCTGGGTTTGCGGTAGAAGGTTGTGTGGTCAACGAAATTGAGAACAATATTTATAACTGGCAGACTACGTCTTGGGCCCCTGGCAATGCATATGCTACTGGTAGCATGATGCGTGCTTGGTGTGTAAGATTAACTGGTGATGTTCCCGGTGTTATGACATTTAGCGGTGGTGTTTTACCCACTGCTGGATGGATGACCCTATTTATCACGACTATTCAGTCTGGTATTGCTGAAGAATTGGTGCCGGTTTACACGGGAGCTATGGCATTACAGGGTAAGAGTCTGATTGACAATGATGACCTGAAGGAAGTGCTTCGCTTTCTCGCCGAGAAAAAACTTAAGGAGAAAAATGAGAAGGATGAAGAAAATAAGAAAACTGAGAAGAATGAGAGTAAGATCGTAAGCGATTTGACGCAAGACGAACTCTATAAGTTGGCTCAAGCTATGGCTGGCTTGAAAAAGTAGAAGAAAGAAATGATAAAAAATAAAAAGATAAAAGTTAATAATAAATAAAAAAAAATAAATAAATAATAATAATATGAGTAAAAGTAAAAAATTAAGTAGAATTGAATTAGATGTAGTTGTTAATGAAGTTGTAAGTAAAAGTAGAGATTTAAGATTAGTTAAATTAAAAGAAAAGTATAGTAATGAAATTGAAATTTTAGATAGAGAAATAGGTTTATTTAAAAGTAAATTTGATTTATTAAATGAAGAATTTTTAAGTAAAAAAGAAGAATTAGATAAATTGTGTGAAGGTAAAGATATTAGATTAAGTATTTATAGATTAGATGATTTATTAAATTATAAAGAAAAAGAAGGTTATAATAATAAAAAAGATAGTTATTATTTAAAAGAAAATTATAATAGTAAAGAAAGAAGTGAAATTTATAATAAATTAGTATTAATGGGTATTAATAGTGATATTAATATTGAAGAATTAATTAATAGTTATGTAAATGAATTAGTTAATAGTTAGTAATTAATTAAAATAAATAAAGAAATATTATATTTGTAGAAAGAAATTTTTATAAGTATAATATTTTTTTTGTTTAAAAATAAATTTGTTTATATAAAAAAAGTTTAGTATATTTAAATAATAATAATAAAAATGAAAGAAATAATTGAAGAAAAAGTAAATAAATTTTTAAATGAGATTTTTGAGTTAGAGGGGATGGATGATTTTAATAGAAGAGAATGGATTTTTAGAAAAATGTATAATGAAATTGAATTTAAAGTAGATGAATTTATTAAAGATAAAGAATTAGAAGAATAAATTAGGAGGGTTTAAAAACCCTTCGTACATTCACATCATAATAAATAATAATAACATGAACAGCCAAACAACAATTACACAAAAAGACAAAATCAAATTAATGATCATTACCTCATTTACACTTGGATTAATATTACTAATCACATTATTAACCACACACAATATTTAGTGCCGTTTTATTATTATTAAAATCAGAGGGGCGTTTAGAAATAAACGCCCTTTCTGTGGCTATCACAAGACAGGTTCGTACATTCACATCATAATAATAAAGCACATGAGTTATATAAACAGCAAAGCAGAATACGATTTACACATGCAAGCAACATACCTAGAATTCATACACATATGTGAAAACATGTTGAATCTAGAAGTGGGCTGGAGTATAGAAATACCGTCTAGTAACACGTTAACATTAAAACAATGGGAGGCGGCGTTTAACTATTTTACCAACATGTACCACACTATGGATGCACGAAGAGACATATTGAGACGAGTTCGATTGGATGAATTAAACACCATGATTGATCAAATGGCTCATATACTACCAAGAATGGATTATAGTGGTCGTACACCAAAAGAATCAAAATGGGTGGTTGAATTAAGAAATGCAGCCACAAAAGCAGAACCAATATGTTTATCACCGTTATGGAGAGAAATTGAGAACGTAATGGATGCAATTGGGCTTCACATGATGACAGTGAAATCTAAATCAGGTGTAACAACAACATTTAAATTGTAAATTTGGCTGTATTAAATAAAAATCGTACATTCACACTATGAATAATAATAACATAACACCACTAGAAAACGACGATGTAATTTATGAAAGATTAGTTAACATGGATCAAGAATGGTTAGTTAGTGAAATGATTAATCTTGTTGAAAACAATCCAACTATTAGTTTACGTGATTACCTATTGAGTTTTAATTATGATGAGGATTAAACAACTCATTTGGCTACATTAAATAACTAACGTACATTCACATCATAATAAATAATAACAACATGGCTAAATTAATTAAACAAGCAGAAACCAAAACAGTACATTACACAGTTGGAGACAGAGTATATTTTCAATCATATTGGAACGATGGAAGAATATCTGGGTTTGATGAATATAGTGGAACAATAGTTAAAGTAAACAAAGTAACTATAGATGTTCAAGTGGGTAATGGCGATATCTGGAGAGTGGAGAGACATGAGTTACATAGACTATAAACAATTCAGTTGGAGACCATAAATAACTAACGTACATTCACATCATGAAAGATAAATTAATAATATTAACAGTCGTAACCGGTTTACTATTCATCGCAATGGCTTATTACCAATCATGGGTTGGTTTAGTGTGTATGGGTGGAGCATTTATTTGTTGCCTAATGGCTATCAAGCATGATGGAGAATAAAAGATAGTAACCGTTTGCACAGCACAACGTTCGGGGCTTAAATTAAATCGGGCTGGAGGAGAGGGAGGGAGAAATTCCTCCCTCCTGTATGCGTACGGCCGTATGCCGTATGGTATACTAATAGCGTAAATACCCACGCGCGCCGTTGTCCATGCGACGTGCGCGCATATGTCAAAAAAAGTGTGATGGATTTATAAATCGAATATAGGTATAAACCGCCGACAAATATATACAAATATACCCGCCACACACCCACAATTAAATCCCAAAGTCCATATACCAAAAATTTCTAAAAAATCGCAAAAATGAATTTCTTTTTTCTTAACAAAAATTTGGCTATATGAAGGGATATACGTATATTTGCAATATGAAAAGATATAGGATAAAACAGATAAGTGTAAACCAATTCATTCCACAAGTCCAAGAAAGTATATGGGATATGTTTTCTAATGATTGGAATGGTATTGAATATTTAAAAGAAGGAGAAACACAAACTTGGTACACAGAATCCTTTCAATGGTCCTATTGCATTGTTCCAACATTAGAACGAGCAAAAGAAATTATTGAAGATCACAAACAACATTTGATTATCAAAAACAATTACCCTAAATATCACAAAATATGATTACAGCAATAATATCAATAACAATTTTATACGTACTACCTTTATTGAGTTGTCACACTTGGATTCGCAAAGCACACTCACAAGGTGGAATTTACGAAAACACACTTCCAGATGATGGAGATTTTTGGTGGACAGTTATACCAATAATGAATATATTCTATGCATTAGCTATGTGGGGAGATGCACCAATGAAAGGAGAACAACCTAAGAAATCTCAGTTCCTAACTAAGTTTTTTCAAATTAAAAAATAATGAAAGATCAATACGTAATAATAGATTTAAGAAACATGGACTTCATGAAAGATGAAAATGGTAATATTAATTACTATAATTCAGAGGATGAAGCATGTACAGTCTGTGGTATGTATGAGTTTGAAAACGCTTGGGTAATGAAATTAATTTACAACCATATAGAAAATGTGGATTAGAACAATAAATGGATGGGAATTTTTTGAAGTAACATATACTTCACAAGGTATACCAATTATAAAAACAAAGTAATGGAAACAATTTGTGTAAGAAATGTTTATGGTGGTAAAACTTATGTTTTAACACATAAAGACAAAACAGGTGATTATTGTGATTTACAAGCGTATTTGGAAAATTTATATGATTACGTTTCGGGAGAACCTATTAACCAAGAGGTTGCAAAAATGGATGATTGTATTTTAAAGGATTGGAATTCCGAATTATTTGAGGAATTATTTTACAAATTAGCTAAAAATACGGATTTAAGAATAACATAATATATAGTCAGGTGGCGGAATTGGTTAACGCACCTCACACAATGGGGAGTATTGTTTCGACACAATTAATCAGGTGAATAAAAGGCACCATACAGGTTCGATTCCTGTCCTGACTACAAAAACAAATGGAAAGTGGGCTTGGAGGTAGCCATCTTTTAAAGAGTTGTCCCATACCAAAAACCGGTATAATAGCATTCGGTAATAGAATGTGAACCGCCCGGGTTTGGATAAATACAGGGAGCGTAAGACAAAAGTCAACATCCAGGGAAGTCGTTATTGGGTGTCGCACGTGGGTAGTAACGAACCTCGTATCTTGGTGTAAAAACACACCATTAGTTTTTAATAGTCAGGTGGCGGAACGTTATGAGTAGTGGTGAGCGAAAATAACATTGGTAGACGCAATAAGTGCAATCGGAGAAAACAGTGGGACTAGTAATCTAACGACTAGTATATGAAGTTACCACTCTCGTGCAGGTTCGAACCCTGTCCTGACTACCAGAATGAATAAAAAATTAATAAAATACTTCAAAGACGAAGGATTATGGTTTTGTTATAATCAAAAATTAGGAATGGTAGGCTATGGTGACTCAAAACAAGAAGCCTACAAATCATTTATGCTGTGCTGGAATTATATAAGATATGAACATAAAAATAAAAACTAAAGACACTTCCTACGAGATTACAACCCCGTGGACTAACCCATCATTAGATATGGTATTAACTATATTGAAAGAATCATTTACCGAAATAAAAGCTTATGAAATATCTAAAACCGGAGGAGATTCTAAATAATCCAAACTTTGCCCCAGTAGTACCGAATCCGTATGTTTATGGATTGAGTAATATGAATAAAATAACTCATTATACTCGTGTATCTTCGGGTAACGAGGGGTGGGAAAAAGTGTTATATTACCGCGTTATACGGTCTATAAAGCAGGATCAACCCAAAATCGCAGAAGGTATCGCCTAACATACTATACACTTATATACACATAAAGATGTATATATGGATTGATGGATGGAGTAGGGTCAACTGCTGTTTGTAAAGATTTCTTCATTTAAATTTGGAGATTAAAAAATAAGATAGTATATTAATGTAAGATAAAAAGTTATGAATAAAAGAAAATTAAATCGCACAGCCAAGCAGGCCTTTTTCTCAGCACGTCAACGTCAAGGTGATGCTGCTAGATTAGCTGAAGCTACTGGTTATTCTGTATCTCATGTAAACAATGTGATCGCAGGTAGAAGAAATGTTCCCCAAATTCTTGCTAATGAGATGTACAACATCTCAAGACGTAGACTGAAAAACAGTGAATTGGACAAAAGAGAAATCATCTTCGTTTGGTAATTAAACCAAAAACTAATGTTAGATCAGCTTCTCAAAAAAGAGAAGCTTTTCTTTCATTTTAATTTGGCGAAGAGAAAAAAAGGTCGTATATTTATCATACGCAAAACGTTCTTAAAGTTATATAAGTATATGCATCTGTGGTGGAATTGGTAGACACGCAGGACTTAAAATCCTGTGCCCTAAACAGGCGTGCTGGTTCGATCCCGGCCAGGTGCACAAAAGAAAAAGAAATTAAAAGCTTTTTCATTTTAACTTGGAGATATGAAATTTTGGTCGTACATTAACGACATAAGATTTAAAAACAATAGTTCTTTGAAAATATTTATTTATCCATTCAAACGAAAGTAGTTCTTCGGAACGATGATAGTTTGATAAATGATAAATCGGCCGCTTATGGTCGTTAAATAAACCACGAAAGTGGGATAAAGTGAATCATTTGACTAAATGGTTTGCGGTTCGTAGGGTCTTCGGATCTTATGAGCTTAAGTAAGCAAGTGAGATATTATCGGTCCTGTGTATTCGAGGGTGACACTGTAGAGGAAATGGATTGGTAACTTGGCGATGTGGTCGTCAGGTTGAGCTCGGAAGAGCAATAAGAATAACTCATAGAAATTATACAAGAAGTGCTTCTATCCAGTTGTATCATTGTGTGTTTCAATATAAGAGATGTCTTAAAACCGAAAGGTATGTTCGTGTACAGGTGGTGCTGTTACTTACCCTAGCTCTCATCTACCAAGATGAGAATTTTGAAGTTGTCTTAAAATATGGAGGTAGGGATACTTCAGAGAGTAGTTTAGTATTTTCCGGTTCAAAAGACAGGGAAGCTAAGTCGGCAGGCCACTACTTTCACATTCCACAGTCACAAACTTAAAACTTTTCATTTTGACGAAAATCATTTTAAAATAATTAAGCAAAAGTGCTTGTCAGCTACGGACGAAAAATACCTACATAGTAATGAGCCGTTCATTGCCGTTAGAGGTCGCAAGCCAATAACGATTTTCTCCAAAGATTTGTAATCCCGCAAGGATGAATTAGGTCGGCAGATTTGAACAGATTGATTAAAGAGAGAGTAGTCCAACCAAGTAGCTTAAAGAGTGGTTCACTTAAATAACCGGTATTGTTGGTGTACTTTCCAAAAGAAAGTGGATAAGCAGGGAATAAAAATAATCCTAACAAAAGCATCAACGTCTAAACGTATAATCTCAGCGTTTTAAAAAACAAATATATTGCGAGGTAGTGTAATGGTAACATGTAGGTCTCATAAGCCCGCGTTCCGGTTCGAATCCGGCGATCGCAACAAAAATTATATGCCTTTTTGGTGGAATTGGTAGACACCCCGGTCTTAGAAGCCGGTGCCCAAAAGCGTGAGAGTTCGAGTCTCTCAGAAGGTACAAAAAAAGTTAAAGTAAATTTGGAGATTTAAAAATTCATTCGTACATTAACGACATAGAAAAAAAGAAAAGATTAAAAAAATTAAATAGAAAAGAAAAACCATATATGTATCACAAGAACATGACAACATTCAATAGACATACCGCAAATAATTATCCGTGCTTTAGTGGCAAGGGAATAACAATGCAGCCGTCGTTTGTGTGGGAACGTAATATTGCGGATACAGATAAGATGGACAATGTTCGACAGATATTTATAGATTAAATAAAACTAAAACTATAAAAATTAACCTCGAACATAAAAATTCGAGGTTTTTTTTTGCGCTCTTTGACATATTAGATTAGACCAATGCTCGGTTAGTTCACGGTAGGTTAAAACAAGCGGTTTTCAACCGCTAGTAACGGGTTCGACCCCCGTACCTAGTACAAAATAAAAATTGGGATGTAGCTCAGAGGCAGAGCAGGCGCCTGTTAAGCGTCAGGCCGAGATATCGTAATTCTCCATCCCAGCAAATAAAATTGGCAGCTGACATCAGATACGCAACTGAGGTGCCTTCCAGACTCGGAGAGACTCCGACTCGCCAATTTTAAACGCCGTCATCGCATAGTGGCAATTGCGGGTGACTGTAAATCACCTCCTTCGGGTTCCTAGGTTCGAGTCCTAGTGGCGGCACAAAACGAAATGCCTTCGTACGCGTATATTGGTCATAGCAACGAGCTTTTAACTCGTGTAAATAAGAGTTCGATTCTCTTCGGGGGCACAAAAATAGGTCTATAGTTCAATGGTAGAATAGAGGTCTCCAAAACCTTCGATCAGGGTTCGAATCCTTGTAGGCCTGCAAAACAAAAATAAGCCGTCTTCGCTTAGTGGTCGATAGCACCTGACTTGTAATCAGGATCTGAATAAGACACGTCAGTTCGAATCTGACAGGCGGCTCATAAAATGTTGATATAGCAAAATTGGTTAATGCACCTCTCTGATACGGAGGAGATTGAAAGTTCGAGTCTTTCTATCAACACAAAAAATATCTACATATAGGGTAGCCAGGTCGATCCCGCCTGCTTTGGGAGCAGGAGTCATAACGACACACGCAGGTTCGAATCCTGCTATGTAGACGAGAGGAGGAAATGTGAGTTCGAATCTCACCTGAGCGCATCGCGCGCTCGGTAGTATAATGGATAGTACACCTCCTATGTTATTTAAATGGGCGCGATACCGAAGGCAGGTCGTTTCCTTTGCACGGAAAATGGTTGGGTTCGATTCCCACGTGGTCCACAATATGCTCTGATGGCGCAATTGGTTAGCGCAGGACTCTTATAAGGTCAAGGTTATGGGTTCAAGTCCCGTTCAGAGTACAACAATATGCATCCTTAGCTCAGTTGGTTCAGAGCAGGGTCTTTACAAGGCCAAGGTCAATGGTTCGAATCCATTAGGGTGTACGAGTGAGACTGTTACTAATTCATAGAACTATAGAGTGATTTCATAGAATTAGATTTGGGGTAGTAGCGCAGATGGTCAGTTCGCGCGTGTCTGAAGAACACGAGATACAGGTTCGAGTCCTGTCTGCCCCGCAAAAATAACGGTCCATAGGTCAAACGGTTAAGATACCCGACTGTCAATCGTGGTGGAGCGGGTTCAACTCCCGTATGGACCGCAAATGCAGGAGTCGTATAGTGGCTATTACATCGGCTTGCCAAGCCGAGGACGGCAGTTCGATTCTGCTCTCCTGCTCAAAATGCGAGTATCGTATAACGGTTAATACTCTAGCCTTCCAAGCTGGAGATGCAGGTTCGATTCCTGTTACTCGCTCAGAATGTAGATAAAGGTAGCTCCTACCTCTACAGCCTTTATAAAGGCAAAGGAGAGCATGGCTACATGGTGAAATGGTATCACAGAGCTCTCATAAGGCTTTATCTCGAGTTCGATTCTCGGTGTAGCTACAAAATAACGGAAGGTACGACAGCGGCCTGTCACTCCGCCTTGAAAGCGGACATGCATGGGAAACCATGGGGGATCGACACCTCTACCTTCCGCATTTATATATTCTCTTCGTCTAATGGCAGGACAAGGGCCTTTGAAGCCCAGAATAGAGGTTCGAATCCTTTAGAGAATACTGTGTGTATAGCTTAATGGTAGAGCACTGTCTTGTGGCGGCAGGGGGTGTGAGTTCGAATCTCATTATACACCCAAACCGTCGGAAGCTCATCGTGGCCCGAGTGAGATGAAAACGCGGATATCGGGCCCCTTGGAAGATTAAGCATAATTGGCACTGCAACTGGTTGCTAACCAGCTCACCGTTAATTCGGTGTATAGGTTCGAGTCCTATATCTTCCGCTTATATGGTTCTATAGTACAACGGATAGTACGGGGCACTTCTAATGCTTAGATTTAGGTTCGATTCCTAATAGGACTACAAAAATGCTCGTATAGTATAATGGATAGTACATTTGACTACGAATCAGACGATAGAGGTTCGAATCCTCTTATGAGCTCAAATATGGTTAGTTGTCCGACTGGTAAGGTGGGGCTCTGCAAAAGCCTTTATATAGGTTCGATTCCTATACTAACCTCCAATATGTAACAATAAACAATAAAAACAACAAAGTCATGAACCTAACATTTAAAAGTCTAACAGACAGGAAACCAATTGATCTAATCTCTTATATCAAGAATTATATTCTAGAAAATCCAGAAACTAGTTTATATATTGGGTGTGACTCACAAAACACGAAAAGATTTACAACTTACGCGACTGTAATTGTATTATATAACAGAGGACGTGGTGGTCACGTTCTATATACTGTAGAATCTATTCCACGTATAAACGATAGATTCACCAGGCTATGGAGAGAAGTAGAACAATCTATTGAACTAGCCGAAATGTTAAAAGCTAATGGTATTCAAAAACCAGTATCTATTGACTTGGACTTAAATCCAGATCCTAAATACAAATCTAATCAACTATTAAGAGCTGCTTTAGGTTATGTTGAATCTATGGGTTATATTCCAAGATGTAAACCAAACGCAATGTGTGCTTCTTATGTAGCAGATGCACTTTGCCATTAATTTTAATCTAATAATTCATTTGTTTGTCCATATTTATTATGGACAAACTTATGAAAATCTATAATTTATCTGGGGGTGCCACTAAAATAGGTGGTTTATTCGCTAAATCAGAGCGAATTATAAAAGAATTTGGTTATAAACCAGATGTTATTTCAGGAGTTTCTTCAGGCGCTTTACTTGCCTTACCTATTGCTATGGGTAAATGGGATGAATTAAAACAATTAGTTACTAACATTACGTTAGAACACATATTTGATAATTCTCCAATCAATAAAAAAGGTAAAATTACATTAAAAGGTATTTGGAGATTATTAATAGGTGAACCTTCATTAGGTACTCAAAATAATTTACGTAAAACTTTAACTAAACTTATTACTGAAAAAGACTTTGATAAGTACCTTAATGGAAAATATCCTAAAGTTTTTATTGGTGTAACCAATTTCAATTCAGGTGAATTTGAACTTATAAACATCCAAAATTTAGATTATGGACAATATTTAGATTATGTTATTGCTTCAGCATCTATTCCATTCGCTGTAGAAGGAGTTGAAATTGATGGAGATGTTTATTTTGATGGTGGAGTTCTTCATCATACTTGTACTACTGAAATGATAAGAAAATATAAATCTAAAATCACACATTGTATTACAGTGTTTTCTAGACCTAGAAATATAGATCTATCTTATGATTTATTTGATCAAATTGATATAACTCAGGTTGCTAAACAATATGAAAATATAATCACTGCTTATGCTAGTTTAACAGATCAGATAGTAGAAAAGGAACTTTGTACTCAATATAAAATTAAGAATATTCAGGTATTTTGTCCTTCAGTATTAAAATCATTATATGATGTTGATCCTGTTAGATTAAAAGAATTATACACAAGAAGTTATAACACAGAAGAAAAAAAATATTATTTAGATTTTATATGAAAAAGTTTATAGTTAACATGTTCTCCGCTAAAGAAGGAGTATCACATAAAAGAGTATTAGGTGCTTTAGGTTTTATAGCTTTAATTACTTATATGTTTATTTACCATGATACAGTCTCAGTAGAGGCTGTTGAATATGTAACAATAGCTTACGGTTTAGGAACCGTAGCAGAAAAATTTGTTAAAAAACCAAAAATAGAACCTGAAGTTCAGGAAGATATAGAACAAGAATCATAAAATACTCTCCAATTATGAAAAAAATATTATTGTTATTTTCGTTTTTACTTACTTATCTAACATCATATTCTCAATTCGATACAACAACTTATAATTTATCAACCAAATCAATAACTTCTGCTGGTTTTTATCAAAATGGAAAATTAGTAAGAACTTTATGGTCTAATGTTGAGAAACCTGCTGGTAGTTTTATAGTAAGTTGGGATAGAAAAAATGACCTAGGACAAACTGTTACTGGATTTTGTTACCCTAAAGTTATAGTTAATAATTTAACAACTAAGTGGAAAGTAAATATTGGAAATACATCTAGAGATTCTGTTGGTTCTAATAAGATTAGAGCACTAAGAACACCTACAGACGGAGTAGAAGTTGGAAATGCAATTTATTTTTCTACTGGATTTGTAGAGGGTAATTCATCAACTTTTAAAATTCTTAAGAGTGATATAAGAAGAATGGTTCCTGTTAGACCATCTCAATGTGGAGATGCTGATGCTGAAGTTAGATTTTGTGCAACTGATAGTATATTAGTTTATTGGGCAGGACTTGATGCTTGGGGAAGAGCTTGGCCTTCAACTAATACCACACCTCCCGATACAAATAGCTGGGCAGATTGTTTTATATATGCAACTAGAGTGTCTAATGACGCGGATTACTCGTTTTCATCAGGTACTACATTAAAACCTTCTTATGCTCAATGTGCGACTTATTCGGCAATTGGTATTTCTCTTAAAGATACTACTGCAACACCAACAGGTTTAGCAGTAATGAAAACAGGAAATTATTTATATCTAACTCAGAGAAAGAAAGGATTAGTTAAATGTTTTAACAAAACTACAGGAGCCTTAATTAGAACAATTACTCTTTCTTTAGGTGATATTTGTATTAAAGACAGTGTGGTTTATGGAATTGTTGGAAACTCGGTTAGAGGATATAAGATCAACCCAAACGGAACTTTAACTGCAAATTCATTTAATATTTCAATTACATCTCCTTTAAATGTTTCTTGTAATAATGGCTTAATTTTAGTTACAATTGCTAGTACTCAACAAATTAAAGCATATAATACATCAGGAACACTACAATGGACACATGGTCAAGCTGGAGGATATAAAAGTTCTCCTTATGCAGCTAATAATAAATTTAATTTTGTTGATTATAATGACATTTACGGAAAAGGATTTACAGTTCCTTGCTTAGATGGTTCATTTTGGGTAAGCGATGCTGGTAATTTTAGACAAATACATTTTAATTCTTCTAGAAATTATTTAGAGAAGTTTGCTTATATTCCAATGAATTATAATGCATCAGCATCTCAAATTAATCCAAAAAGAGTATTTGCAGGGTTTGCTGAATTTGGTTCAGACTCAGGAGCTTTGGTAGCGAATTGGATTGGTAATTTAAAAACAGGTTACATTAATATTCATAGAAGAAATGTTTTATCAGATATTTTTGTGTCAAATAATAGAACATTTGCAATTATAGATTATTATCCTAATGGTGTTTACGATGATGGAGGTAGAACTCCTGAATATGTTGAATTAACAGATACAGGAATTAGATATACTGGAATTAGACTTACTCAACCAAGTAATAGATGGTTAATTTATTCTACAACTCCAAACGGAGATAGATTCAGGTATGAATATACTCAAGCAACTTCAGGAATAGATACAGTCTTTAAAAGAACTTTTAATGGATTAAATGGAAATGGAAATCCAACCTGGGGAGCTGAGAGTGTTTTTTCATTAGTTCCAATAACGGCAAACGCGCCAATTAGATATTGTGGTGAAAAAATAAATTCAAATTTAGTATTCTTTTCTGCAAATTGGGCTAATACTGGTTATCACTTAGGAAAGGTAGTTAATAATGAGTGGGCTTGGATGACTTGTAGATCTACCCCTAGAACATATAATGGACCAATGCCTGTTAGTGATTCTTTTGATTGTGGAAATACTGTAGAATATGCAGGTGGAAGATGTTATAATGTAGATTCATTTTATGCTTGGAATTATTTAGGTGAATTTTGGAAAAATAGTCAAACAAATGTTTGGAAATTATTTCATAAAGATGGATTGATGTTAGCTTATTTTGGTAAAACAGGTATACAATCCGCATCAATATCAGGAACATATGATGCTCCAATAGAGGCTTCAGGTAATTCATTTTCGGGTCAAATGGTTAAAGATGGTAATAAATTGAAGATATTTTATAATGATGAATCAAGACATGGTGCCATTGGATCGTTTGAAATTTCAGGTTTATCAACTGTTAGAGAATTAATACCTTTAGTTTCATTATCTATTAGAATACCATTAGAAAAAGATACAAATGTTATAAAATATTTAAAAGGTAAACAAATTATAACATATCCAAATCCATTTACAAATCAAGTAACAATAAACACCCCTGATTTAGAACAATATACTTTAAAAATTATTAATTCAAATGGCTGTGAAGTAATATCTAAAGACGTATACTCAACTGATTATTCACATATAATTGATACTAATCAATTTAAACAAGGTATATACATATTTATTATAGAAGTTGATGGATATATTATATATAAAACAAAAATTATAAAAATAAATGGATAGTGTTACATTAGATAGAATAGAACAATTACATCCTTTACTTCGTAATGAAGCTAAAGAGATATATCAAGAAATATGCGAAGCATTAAAAGGTAGAGCAATCTGTCGTTTTGCTTATACTTTAAGAACTTTTAAAGAACAAAATGACTTGTATGCTCAAGGTAGAACAAAACCAGGTAAACTAGTTACTAACGCTAAAGGAGGTCAATCCTATCACAACTATGGTTTAGCTATTGATATAGTATTATTAGTAGATAAAAATGGTGATGGTACGTTTGAAACAGCTTCATGGCAAACTAACGTTGATTTTGATGGTGATGGCTTGTTTGATTGGGTAGAAGTAGTTAAAATATTTAAAATATATGGTTGGGAATGGGGTGGTGATTGGAAATTTACTGATAAACCTCACTTTCAAAAAACATTTGGTAAAAGTATTAAACAATTACAAACTAGTATGAAAGTACTAGGAACCGATTATCCTGTGTTTTAAAAATATATTTATATATAATCAATATAATTATCGATTTTTATAAGATAATACGTTATATACACTATAAGTATGGATATAGACAAAATTTTCAATATGTTTGAGCCAGAAGTTAAACCTGCTCCTGAAAGTATAGTATTAGTAGACTTCAAAGATCATCCTTATTATTGGGTTGGGATGTTTAGAAAAATAATGTTAAATTATGATACGTTCAGTAAAAAATTTATTTCATTATTTAGGGAAGATGGTTCACAAGTAGATATGGCTGATGTAGAAAGGGCAGGTGAACATTTTGTTTACGAGAGAGCCTGGGAGCATATTAGTAAATTAGACATAACTATACCAATACACTTAACTTCATTATTACAATTCAGAGACCCTGTATTGATTAAAAACTTAAACCGAACTCTTTTACACTTCCAGGACAGTGAAGAGTATGAAAAATGTGCTTTTATCCTCAAACTTATAGAGGCTTTAAAGAAAAATTAACTTTAGCTTGGTTCTACAGGATCTTCCTTGTATCTTCTTATCCATATTAAAAAATGTATTATGAAAAATAGAGAAATAATAATGAGGAGATTAGAACATATAGAATCAAATATGACTAAACTCGATTTTATCCTAAAAAGACAGGGTAGTAGAGAAGAATTTGAGGAAGTAATATTCGATACTAAAGAATATATCAACGACGCTAAAGCGTTTATTCAACAAGAACCATTATCACCTGGGGAAGTTAACCAATATTAATAGTTATGCAATTAGAAGCTAAAGAAATCCAACAAAATTGGGTTCGAATGATGGGTTTTATTGAAGACCACATTTCTGAACCACGTAAAACTAAGTTAATGGAATTTTATAATAAATTTCAAGAACGAATTATTATGATGCCTGCAGCACATAAGAAAGAATATCACAATGCATTTCCTGGAGGGTATGTAGATCACGTTAATCGTGTTATTACGTGTGCTCTTCATTTACATGAATTATGGGGTCAAATGGGAGCCGATCTGAATACTTATACTAAAGAAGAATTAGTATTTTCTGCTCTGAATCATGATTTAGGAAAAATGGGTAGTGAAGATCATGAATCTTATATTGAACAAGACGATAAATGGAGACGTGAAAAATTAGGTGAAGATTATAAATTTAATAATAAATTACCGTTTGCGTCTGTACCTGATAGAGGATTGTTCTTATTACAAGATCACGATATTAAATATACTTTCAATGAAATGATTACTATTCAGACTCATGATGGTTTATATGATGAGGGTAATAAAAAATATTTAATGTCTTATACTCCAGAACAAAAACCACGTACATCATTACCATTTATTGTTCATCAAGCAGATTTAATGGCTGCTCGTATTGAATTTGAAAGAGAATGGTTCCCTAAATTTAATAGTGAAAGCGAAGAAGTACCTAAAAAAGCATTTGTTTTAGAAAATAAAACAGCTACTAAACAAAAAGCATTAGGTACTGTTAAAAGTGAAGGTCTAAAAAATTTATTAGATAGTTTATGATAATCTTAATTATATTCCTAGTAGGGCTTAGTGCCGTACTAGGATTTACTACTTATAATCTTCTAAAGAAAAATGAAGCTCAAGAAGATATATTAGCTAGTTATATGACCTATTTAAATAAAATGTCTGATATAATTGACTTCTCAGATAAAAAGATGAAGGAAGTTGATGAAAAAGGCTCATTTAAAAGTGATGATGAAGTTGGTTTTTTCTTCGAGCAAATTAAAGCTTTACAAGATATTCTAAATTCATTCAATGTAAAAAATATCTAATATGGAAGAAGTACTAGTAAAGAAAAAGAAAAAAAGCGTTCAATATTTTACTAAAGATACTGAGAACGCTATTGTGAGATATAATAATACTGAAGATTCTGAGGAACGTTCAAATATCTATAGAGAAGAAATTCACTATGCATTTTTTAAATTAACAGAAAATATTATCCATACATTTAAATTTTATCACACTGATGTAGAAAATATAGAAGATCTACAACATGAGGTGATAACATTTTTATTATCTAAAATTCATAGATTCAATCCAGAAAATGGAGCTAAAGCATATTCTTACTTTGGTACTATTACTAAACGTTGGTTAATATTATATAATCAGAAAAATTATAAGAAAAAAGTTGACACTATTGATATAGAAGCATTAGAGGAAGATGAAACTCATTCGTATGAACTTGAAGATTCTCAACCTATAGAACGTTTATCTTATTATATAGACGAATATGTTAAGCATTGTACTGAACATATCTTTAGATTATTTCCAAAAGATGAAGACGCTAAAATAGCAGATGCTGTATTAGAATTATTTCGTAAAAGAGAACATTTAGATATCTTTAATAAAAAAGCACTTTACATTTATATTCGTGAAATAGTAGATGCTAAAACTCCTAAGATTACAAAAATAACAACTAAGTTGTATGATATTTTTAAAGCTGGGTATTCGTTTTATTTAGAACACGGATATGTAAAGTTTAGTTCCTAGATATTTATAACAAAACATCACATATTTATGTCACAATTCGATAATGTTGTCTTTGGTAAGAAAAAATTTTCTCATTTATTAGAAGAAATTTATAATAATCAAAAGAAAAAAGATACCCAATTAGTAGCTCTTATAAATGAGTTAAAACCCCTTATTTCTGAAATAGGGGATGCAACATTAATTGTTCCTTTGATTAAAGAATACTTAGAAATAAGTGTTAAAAATGATGACTTATTAATTAAGATGGCAGCATTAGCGCAACGTGCTATGCAAACTCAAACAGCAGAAGGCTCACTAACAATCTCAGACGAAGAAAAAGAACAATTACTTGCTGCTGTGAATGAATTAACTCAAGGAGGTAAATAATGTCATACGGTCTTCCAGCAGTAAATCAAACTACTCTACCTTATCAAGTTAATAATTATACTACTGGTTTACCTTTATCACCAAATAATTTAATTAATTCTGTAAGAGTAATTGATATTATTTTAGATGATAATCATAAAAGATCTGAAGAATTAGGTGGGTGGGATGCTTTAGGTACTATAATATACGAAGATGTCACTGATCCTAATATTAGAGGAACTGCTAAACCATTAATGGGGAATAGTAAAACATTACCCTTAATTAATGAAATTGTTTATTTACTTTCTCTTCCAAGTACTTTAATAGGTGATATAACATCATCACCTACACAATATTATATTAGTATTGTTGCTTTATGGAATCATCCTCATCACAATGCTTATCCTTCAAATGCAAATGAACAATCTTCAACACAACAAAAAGATTATGTTCAAACAGAATTAGGGAATACTAGTAAAACTACAGATCAATCACGTACATTATATTTAGGAAAAACATTTATTGAACGATCAAATATTCATCCTTTATTACCTTTTGAAGGAGATATTATTACTGAAGGAAGATGGGGAAATAGTATAAGAATAGGCTCAACAGTAAAAGATACCTTAAATAATTGGTCTACAACAGGATCAAACGGTGATCCTATAATGATTATTAGAAATGGACAAGGAACACAAACTAATGAAGGATGGACCCCTACTATAGAAGATATCAACAACGATGATTCTTCATTATATTTTACTAGTACTCAGAAAATTCCTTTAAAAGCATCTAGCATATTATATAATAGTTATAATACTCAACCACAAGCACCTAATGAATTTTCAGGTAAACAAATAATCTTAAATTCAGGTCGTTTAGTATTTAATTCAACTAATGATCATATTTTACTAAGCTCAGCACAAACAATAGGATTTAATTCTATAAAAGGATTTAATTTTGATACTAATTCATATTTTGTAGTAGATGCTCCATCAATAAAATTAGGTTCTAAAAATGCAACTGAACCAATGTTAAAAGGAAATTTATTAATAATAGAATTACAATCATTAGTAACTCAATTAACATTATTAACTACAGCATTACAATCAGTTCCAATACCTCAAGTAGCAACAGCCGCCGGTTTGGTATTATCTGAATTACCTAAAATATCTGCTAATCTTGAAAAAACAAAATCCAAAGTAAATAAATTAATATAATGGCTACTGTAGATTTAAAAACATTTGAAAATTCATTACCTGATAGTTTAAAATCAACAGGGTCTGAGAAATTAGGACAGATTATCCTTGAAAAAGGTATACAAATAAATGATATAATTCAACCACAATTAACTAAAATTTTATCTAATTTAACAACTCCCGATGGTTTATGTTTACCTGAAGCTCAGTTAAATTTACTTATAAATCAAAGAAATAATATAGTAGATAGTTTAAATCAAATTGATAAATACCTAGATTTAACAACTAAAGCTATAGGAATAACATCAGTAACATTAAATACTTTAATAACTACAGCACAAACATTACGTGGTCTTAAACCAGCAGCAATAGCAGCCACAGCAGCAAGTCCAGCTCCAGGACCATTTGCCAGTTTAGTATTACAGACAAATGAAGTATTAGATAATTTAAAATTTGATACTTTAGGAAATTCAAAGTTAAATAAATTAAAAACAATTGTTGATTTAGCAGCTCCACCAATTGCATTAACTTCCCAATTTATATCTAAAGCTATTACATTATTAAATCTTATAGATGTAATTATAAAAAAATGTTCCCCTAATTCAACTTTATCTACAATATCATCTAATTTAATAGTAATAACTTCTCCTCAAAACCAACAACAACAATATCAAGGTTTTATTTTTGAGATTCAAGAAATACCATTTAATGATAAAATTAATCGTAGAAAAGCAGTTGGAAAAAACTTACAAGGTATTCCACTAATTGAAACTGAATTATCATTCACAACAGATACACAAATCCTCATCAATGAATTAAAGCTAATAATTGATAGAGATAATTTAAAAGCTTATTAATTTAATATTTATAAACAATGAAACCATCTGAATTCAAAAAAATTATCAAGGAAGCCGTAAAAGAAGCATTCCAAGAAGAATTTAAAGAAATTCTAATGGAGGCTGTTAGGTCTCCAAAAGGCGCTTCTGTAGGAACCGGATACGGTACTGTTACAGAAACGTACGCACAACCAAAAATTAACAATCCTAAACAATTAACACCAGCAGAAAGACAATCAATGTTTGGTGGAATTATGAATGAAATGCAAAATGGAGGAATAGCTAATACTAATACCGTTCCATTTAGACCAACAGGCCCAATAGATCCTGTTAATGGTTCTTTACCGGATGGTGAAGTAGGATTAGATATGATAATGGGATTAATGAATAATAAGTAATGGCATTTGGAGCAAAGAAAATATTTCCAATAGATACACGCCCTGGAACGGGTGTTGGAATAGGTTTACCTTTTAATGCTCCGGCTGTTTTTCCTATTACTTATACTACTCAAGAAGCAATTAAGAATAATTTAATTAATTTTTTCTTAACTAATAAAAATGAAAGATATTTAAATCCAACCTTTGGTGGAAGTTTAAGAGCATTTATTTTTCAACAAATAACCGAAGGTAATGTAAGTTCACTAAAAGAAGATATTCAATATCAATTAGTAACTTATTTTCCTAATATTATTATAGGAAACTTAAGTATAGATTCATACCCAGATACAAATCAGATAACAGTAATATTAACATATAGTATTAAAGATACTGGTATAACAGATACAATACAATTAGCATTTACATAATGGCTACTAAAAAAAGAAACATACAATATATAAATAAAGATTTTAGTGAATTAAGAGCAAGTCTAGTAGACTATGCTAAAACTTATTTTCCTACAACATATAATGACTTTACAGAAGCATCACCAGGAATGATGTTTATGGAGATGGCTGCTTATGTTGGTGATGTCTTATCATTTTATCTTGATAATCAATTACAAGAAACTTATTTACAATATGCTCGTCAAACTAATAATTTATTTGAATTAGCATATATGTTTGGTTATAGACCAAATGTAACTCAAGTAGCAACAGCCTATATTGATTTCTATCAACAAGTACCAGCTAAATTATCCGGTTCTACTTACGTACCTGATTTTGATTACGCTTTATTTATTCCACAAAACACACAAATATCTACTGCTACAACACCTTCAGTATCTTTTATTATAGAAGATCCTGTAGATTTTTCAGTATCAAGTTCAAGTGATCCAACTGTAGTTACTATATATTCAACTGCCGGTAATAACCCAACATATTTCTTATTAAAGAAAACAAGAAAATCAATATCATCAAGAATTAGTACTACTAGTTTTAATTTTGGATCTCCAATTCAATTTAATACTGTTAATATCAATTCACCAAGAATTATAGGAATTTTAGATGTAGTTGACACTGATGGAAATAAATGGTATGAAGTAGATTATTTAGCTCAAGATACAGTATATGATTCTATAAAAAATACAAATGTAAATGATCCTAATTTATCACAATATAGTGGAGATACTCCTTATATTTTAAAATTAAAACAAGTCCAAAGAAGATTTACAACTCAATTTGTCAGCTCAGACTCGTTACGATTACAATTTGGAGCAGGTACAGCAACTGATACTGACGAAGTAATAATACCTAATTCAAATAATATTGGTATAGGTTTACCGTTTGAAAAAACAAAATTAACAACAGCATATGCACCATCAAACTTTATGTTTACTAAAACATATGGTATTGCGCCTTCAAATACAACTTTAACAGTAAGATATTTAACAGGTGGTGGGGTTACATCAAACGTAGCAGCTAATACATTAACACTTTTAGCAGGTACTCCAACATTTATAAATTCAAATTTAAACCCTACAACATCAAATACTATATTTAATTCACTAGCAGTTACTAATCCAGTAGCAGCATCAGGTGGTGGTGATGGAGATACAATTGAAGAAATTAGACAAAATGCTTCTGCTAACTTTGCAACTCAATTACGTAACGTAACTCAAGATGATTATTTAGTTAGAACATTATCAATGCCTGCTAAATATGGTGTTGTATCTAAGGCATTTATTGAACCTACAAAAGCACAATCGTTATCTGCTGGTGAATCCAACTCAATATTAGATTTATATGTTTTATCTTATAATGCAAATCAAAAATTAGTAACAGCATCTTCAGCTATAAAACAAAATATTATAACTTATTTATCTCAATACAGAATGGTAAATGATGCTGTTAATATTAAAGATGGTTTTATTATTAATATTGGAGTAAATTTTGATATTATAGTATTACCTAATTATAATAGTAACCAAGTTTTATCAAGTTGTATTTTAGCTTTACAAGATTATTTTGCAATAGATAAATGGCAAATGAATCAACCTATTTTATTAAGAGATATTTATATTTTATTAGATAAAATAGACGGTGTTCAAACTGTTAAAACAGTAAATATTACAAATTTAGTAGGAGAAAATTTAGGATATTCACAATATGCTTATGATACAACAGCAGCAACAATTAATAATGTTGTTTATCCATCATTAGATCCTTCAATATTTGAAGTAAAATACCCAACACAAGATATTCAAGGTAGAATAGTAAACTTATAATAAAATGGCAGTATATAAATTATTTCCGACTAAAGACGCAACAATATACTCATTGTTCCCAGCAATGAATACGGGATTAGATCCTATCATAGAGGCTACACTTACCTCATTTGCATATTCAAACCCAAATCCTCAAACAAGTAGATTTTTAATTTCATTTGATGAAACTGAAATTGAAGATGTTTTAGAAAATAAAATAGGAATTAGTAGTTCAGCTCAACTTTTAAATACTTCAAGTTGGAAAGCTACATTAAATTGTTTTATAGCTACAGCAACTGGTTTAGAAATATCTCCTACAGGTACATTATTAGAATGTTATCCTGTATCGGGTGCTTGGGCAATGGGAACAGGTCAATATTTAGATGAACCTATTTCAACAGATGGAACTAGTTGGGTGTGGCAAGATTACTCAGGTTCAATACCTTGGAATACATCGAATTTTGGTACAAGTGCTACAGGTTCATATAATACAACATATGCACCTGCTGGTGGAGGAACATGGTACACAGGTTCTGTAATCCCATCAAGACTAAATTCAGATTTATATCCAGTAACAGCATCACAAACATTTAATTATAGACAAACAAAAGATACTAATTTCAATGTATCTAATATAATTAGAGCATGGTACACAGGTGCTATTCCTAATACTTCATTTGATGGATTTATAATTAAACAAAATCCTGAATTCGTAAATAGTAAAGATTATCAACCAGAATTAAAATATTATTCTGTTGACACAAATACTATTTATCCTCCACAACTACAATTTAGTTGGAGAGACTATACATTTAATACTGGTTCATCAACACAAACAATATTAAACGTATTACCGGCAACAATAACAATAGAACAAAATCCTGGAACCTTTTATAACGAAAGTATAAATAGATTTAGAGTAAATGCTCGCCCAGAATTTCCAGTTCAAGGATGGCAAACATCATCAGTTTATACTAATAATTACTATTTACCTACAGCATCATATTATGCTGTAAAAGATTTATATACTAATGAAATGATAATTGATTTTGATCCTTTATATACACAATTAAATGCTGATTCTGTATCTAGTTATTTTGATGTATTTATGAGTGGTTTAGAACCTGAAAGATATTATACTATTTTAATTAAAACAACTCTTAATGGTTCTACTATAGTATTTAATGATCAATATTCATTTAAAGTTGATAATGCATAATGGAACAAATAACTCCTAATAAAACAGTATATGATAAAAATCAATATGAAAAAGTAATAAACACATCTTTTACTCAATTGGTTCAACCACAAGTAACAAGTTCTATACCAACAGTTACTGTTGCTGAATTTTTCCAAAATTATCAAGAATTATTCTTTTCTATACCTAAGTTTGGAGATACAAATTCTCATGAGTATCTTGTTAAAACGAGTGGTGAATATATCGGATCTACTAACACAAATGATGATTTAATCCAAGCACTGTTAGAAGAAACAAATCAATTAAGACAAGAAAACATTAGTTTACAACAACAACTTATTTCAGGAAGTACAATATAATAAATGGCAGAAATAATCAACATACAGAATATAAATCCTACAACATTCGAAATACAAACGTATTCTCCGGAAGATAATGCTCTTATTTATTCTACAACAGTAGATAGTATTTTTAATTCTTCTACAGATATTGTAGAGTATTTTATATATGATTTAAATGGAAATATTTTATATGAAAATGTAAATGGATATCCTAGTTATTACATCAATAACGATATAATAACTTTAACACCAGAAGAAAATTTAAAAGATAATGGTTTTACTGAAGGTAATTATAATACTTTATATAATTTCTTACGTCCAAAATTAGGATCTAATTCTCTTAATCATTATTTCATATCAGAAATAAGTTCAGATAGAACAGAAATTAGATTAGATACAACGGTTATTCCTAACGATGTTGTAGTATCATCAACAGATGAATTATATAGTGAAATTATTAATTCAACAGGTAGTTATTATGATTTTTATTTAGATTTTGGAAATAACCAATTAATAATAGCAAATAATGTTTTATTAGATAATTCTGATACTAATAACCCAACAGTCTTAATAAAATTATATGAGGCTTTACCTCAACAATTTACTTTAAAAAATGAATTATGGGTAGTTACTAAAGTATCTGAGCCGGTTGCTTATAATATTAATATTGTAACAACTTTTAATACAACAGATAATTATATTTATTTAAAAGGTCCTAATACTAATTTAAATATTAAAGACCAAATAAATAATTCTACAGATTATATAAACTCAGCTAATTTAAATTCTACAAACACATCACAGGGCTCAGGTAGTTATCAATATCAATTAAATAGTTTATTAGCAGAAACAGGAATAGAAATTAACATAGATTATTCTGATTTTTCTAATTTTATTCACTTTTCATCAGCGCAAACACGTTTAGAAAATTTTTATTATAAATTATCATTAATAGAACAATATAATTATAGTGCTAGTTTATCAAGTGGAACTCCAACAAATTATTATGTTTCTTCAAGTAATGTAGTATATCAAAACAAAATTGATGATATTATAACTAATTTTGATGGATATGAATACTTTTTATATTATGAATCTGGTTCAGCATGTTGGCCTAAAACTGGAGGTACTCCACCTTATACAAATGTTAATACAACATCTGTATCAGGACAAGCATGGTTAGTAAGTCAATCATTAGTAGCCGAAAATTATGATTTAGAAAATAACAATGCTTTAACACTAGCTATTCCTTCATATATTACTGATGATCCTGATAATTCACAATTTGAATTATTTGTAGAAATGATTGGACAAAGTTTTGATAGTGTTTTTGTTTATTTACAAGATATCACTAACAAATATAATGCTGATAATAGATTAAATTATGGTGTATCTAAAGAATTAGTAGCTAATATCTTAAGAGATATGGGTATTAAAATATATCAAAATAATTTCTCATCAGATGACTTATACTCAGCTTTAATAGGTTTTACACCTTCAGGTAGTTTATATAATTTACCTTACACAACAACTCAACTACCAGTACCAAACAATTCGTTTTTAGAATATATAAACACGTATGTTACAGCATCAGCTACAGGTTCATTAATACCTACCGAAGATATAAATTTTGAAACGTATAAACGCATATATGCTAATTTACCCTTATTATTAAAGAAAAAAGGTAGTACTCAAGGTTTAAAAAATTTAATAACTACTTATGGTATTCCTGATACTATTTTAAGAGTAAATGAATTTGGTGGTCAAGATAAAAATACCAACACATTTAATCAGTGGCAAAATGAATATAACTATACATTTAATGCTAATGGAAATAATTATGTATCTGCAAGTTGGTTATTAAATAATAAGTGGGGAGCAGCAGATAACGTTCCTGATACTGTAGAATTTAGATTTAAAACTAACGGTTTACCTACTTCAAGTATTACATATTCTCAAAGTTTATGGAGTATGACTAACGTAGTAGGTACTAATCTTATTGGATTAGAATATACAGGCTCAGGTTATGCTTCAGGATCTTACTCAGGTTCAGTTGTTGATCCTTATTACCAATATGCTAGATTAGTTTATTATCCTGATACTAGTAATACAACTGATACAGCAAGTGTTTATTTACCTTTTTATGATGGTGGTTGGTGGTCAGTAATGTTAACTAGAAATGGTTCTACATTTACACTATATGCTGCTAATAAAAGTACAGAAGTAAATGAAAATACAATAAATTTCCAAGCAAGTGCTTCTATTGTTACAAGCTCAGCAGATTGGACAACAACAACATCTGCAATAAGTTACTTAGGATACAGTGCGGCAATTAATTTTACTAAATTCTCAGGTTCATTACAAGAATGGAGATACTATTCAGTACCTTGTTCACAAAGTACATTTGATTCTTATGTAATGAATCCTTATTCTATTGAACAAAGTGAATACTTAGCCTTTAGAGCATCTTTAGGAGGAGAATTATATACTAGTTCAATATCTATACACCCAAAAATAACAGGTTCATGGATACCAACATCATCCTTTACATCAAATAGTAATTTTAACTCATTTAATCCAATAATCTATACCCCTAATACTGAATTTATTTATTTTAATCAAGTAGTAGCAGGTATTCAAAATATTGTATCTAATAAATTACAAACACAAAATACAATATTACCTTATAGTGGTAGTAATGATCCTAACATTCCTAATAATTTAGTTTTATCTCCTTATATTTCAATTCAACAATCAAATCCAATAAGTAGTTCTTACTCTAAAAATGTAGATTATGTTGAAGTAGGTTTTTCACCTCAAAATGAAATAAATGAAGATATAAATTCATCATTGGGTTATTTTAATATTGGAGAATACATTGGTGATCCTAGACAAGTATCTTCATCAGCTGATTCATATCCTGATTTAAATACTTTAAGAGATTCTTACTTTTTAAAATATTTCCAAAATTACCAAGAATGGGATTATATAAGATTAATTCAATTTTTTGATAATTCATTATTTAAAATGGTTGCTGATTGGGTTCCTGCAAGAACAGATTTAGCAGCTGGTATTATTATTAAACAACATTTACTAGAAAGAAATAAATATCCTGTACCACAAGTTGATATTTCTTCTTCTGTAGCTAATGTTGCTGCTGGTTCAACTAACGTTCCATTCTATCAACAAAATATATTATTTACTGGTTCATTACCAATTGAAACTATCACGGGCAGTGATGGTGGTACATTACCTAATTTAAATGGTCAAACATCATCAATTATATTACCTGGTAACTATAATACAACTGTAACTCAAGTTTGGAATGGAAGCGTTAATGGTCCTTTAGGACCCGTTACATTTACTGATTCATACCAATATGAATTTTTTGATGGAGCATTTAGTGGGTCTGAAATAGTTGTTACTACTCAAAGTTTAAATCCTGATAATATATTATTAGATAATCAAGCATTCTACCCAACAATTGCTAATTATCAAAATTTAAATACTAATACAGCAGGTACTATTACTTTAAATACTGGAACAGGTACATTACCTTTTAGTGTTTTAAATAATTTTATAACTTACTATAATACTTCTACTTACCAATATTCTCCTAATTATAATACAGTTTCAAATGTTTTTATTACAATTTCATGTTCATTTAATTTCGCTAATCCTGGTGATAACTTTAATATTTATTTAGTTGAAGATACTAACGGTAATATTTCGAATTTAGGTAGTTTAACATCAATTATAGTTGATGGAATCTTAAATTTATATATTCCTAATATTACTGTAAAAAGTGGTTCTATATATTATGTAGATTATGATGTATATCAAAGTGGACTAGGTCTCCCTACAGTTGATATCAATTCAGCTACTAATTGGATATTTAGCACAGTAAACCCTCAAACTACAGGTTACCCTAATGACCCTAACATTTACCAACAATCAACATTCCCAGGCAATTTAGAATTATATCCTGAATACAATACTATTTTAAACAATGTTTATAGTAGTAGATTATCTGATAAATATCTTGATGTAGATTATTCTCAACAAAATGTATTACCTGTAAATCAAGGGGTAATTATATCTCAATCAGCAGTACACGCTCAAGTACAAGATTCAAATTATACTTTAGCAAGAAATATTAACCCTCGTTATGTGGGTTCTAAAAACACAAGTGCTAAATACAATAGCTATACTGTTGGTGATTCATCTTATGGTAAAAAAGCAGCTATAGATACTTATGTGGATTATTTTGTATATTATGATTATATAGAATCATCATACCCAGAATACCCAGGAGGAGGTAATATTCATTTAACATATTTAATAGATAAAGAAGGTAAGGCTACACCATTAACAGGAGATAATACTAATTTATTTAATATATCTAATATATTTACACAAGGACAAACAGCAAATATATTACCAGTATTATATGGAGCAGGACAATCTAATCCTGTAGTTAATATTGTTACTGGAGGGGCAAGATATACTTCAATAATGTGTGCTAATACAGGATCAGCTAATTTTCCTATTTCATTTACGGCTTCATACACAGCAGATGCTTTATATCCTCCAAGTGATCAAGTTATTTATTCTAGTTGTGCTTTTATATCAAGTTCAAATAATTTAAGTCTTACATTAATTGATAGTCCATCATCTGGATGGTTATATCCTTTTTTAACTTCAACAAGTAGTTTAAATTATTATGAATATAAAGATAATAGCAGTGGAATTATAATATTCAATAAAGATACTTATGGTATATTTGAACATGATGATAATTTTGTAGTAAGAATTTCTCCAAATAACACTTTATTTCCTATTCAAGAATATGACTATATAAGATTTGGTGATTCTACTTGGGGTATGGACCAAAGTTTTACTGCTAAATACGGGATGCAAATAACAAGCGCATCAGGTGTAGATAGTATACCAACAGGTATTTCACCTATTACATTAACTGGATTTTTATATTCAGGTCCAGGTACTAGCTCTATTAATAAAATTCAATATCGTATCTTTAGAAGAGTACCAAAAGATAATTATATAGTAATTAAAAATATACCATCATACACAGATTCAGGACTTTTAATTCCTCAAAATTATAATCCAACTCTTGATCCATATACTTTAGCTAGAAAAGCAGGATTAATTCAATAAAAACAAAAACTTAATATATTTATAATAAATTGCAAAAAACATGGGATATTTAAATAATACCGTAGTAACAGTAGACGCTATTTTAACTACTAAAGGTCGTCAACTATTAGCTCAAAATGATGGTTCGTTTCGTATTACACAATTCGCTTTAGCTGATGATGAAATTGATTATACTTTATATAATCCTAATCACCCATCAGGATCAGCATATTATGGTGAAGCCTTAATCAACATGCCTTTACTTGAAGCATTCCCTAATGAAACCCAAGTAATGAAATATAAGTTAACTACTTTACCTCGTGGTACTGCTAGATTACCTATATTAGCTATTCCATCTAATATAATATTGAAACAAGGTCAATCACAAGTAATTACTCCTCAAACATTAAATTATTTTGGAGCAAATACCTTTGAACAATCAGGATACACATTTACAATATCTGATGTTAGATTAACTTCTACCTTCGAAGGTGTAGGTATTAATACCCCAAATGCCCAAGCATTAAATACAGCCGTTCAAACAACAGGAACTGTAGTATCTAAAACAGTAATTGGTACTTCATTAAATGTAAGAGGTACTACTGTAAACGCAATTTTCCCAGCTAACGCTACTGCCGGAACAATTTTACAAGCTACATTAAATATAGTAGGTAGAGATAGTGGAGCAACAGCAACAATACCATTCCAATTAACTAAAGTATAAAATATAGAATATGTCATTTAAAGCATTTCAACCAAGCGATATTGTAGTAAGTAGTGATTCAATTACTGCTACTTTATGGTCTACTAATTCACCACAATTAACAACATTTTTTACATCTTCTACTCAAGTAGCAAGCTCGGCTGGTAATTATTATTATAATGTTTACCAAACAGGATCAACAATATCAGGATCAGCAGTACAATTTGCAATAGCTTATGGTAATGCTAATGGTAGTGGTAGTTTAAATTTTAATAATTTAGTTAATGGTCATTCTCCAACATCAACAATATTTGGTCAATATCAAGATTTAGTACTTGGAGATGAAAATATAGATTTTGTATTTGGTGCGATAACATCATCAGAATTTATTGCTATTTCTTTCGAAAGAGCTAGATATAAAGAATCATTATTTTTAGGTTCTTTAGGATTAACAATTAAAGGCCCAATCGCCACTTCAGGTTCAATTACATTAACAGATAATAGTAATTATGTAAGTTCTGTTGTTTATACAAATGGTGGAATGAGAGTATTTCAATTAATTTCTGGTTCTCAAGGTGTTAGATACACAGGTTCGGCTACAACAACAGATGGTTACTCACTTAACTCAGGATCATATGGTTGGTTATTACCAGATATTGGAACTATTTTACTAAACCCAAAAGCATTATCAGCACCAACAGCTAGTGGAGGTATAGGATTTATATTTAGTGGGTCTGCTACAGCATCTGCAGCACCTGTAACTTCACCATTATCAACAATTTACACAGCAATAAGTGGAGGAGCATCATTTTATATCAATTCACAAGAAACTATATCTTCAGATTATATATTCGTAAGACCTCAAAGTTCAGAATTTAATTACTCTGAAAACCCAAGTTTCATTTCAGGATCTACTGGGGAAGTTTTATATAGTGATTTTATTAATAATCCACAAACATATATTACAACAGTTGGTTTATATAATGATAGTAATGAATTATTAGCTGTAGCTAAATTGTCAAGACCATTATCTAAAGATTTTACTTCAGAAGCATTAATTCGTGTTAAGTTAGATTTCTAAAATGAATGAGTGTATTCAAACAATTTCAAGCATCGGATATAATTGTTTCACCGTTTGAAGTAAATAAATCATTTACTTTTAATGGTGCGGCTTCCTTTACAGGATCTGATGTTGGTATTGATAGGTTTTTAGGAAAAAACCTTAATAGTACATTATTCAACCCAGATACAGATCCTACAACGGGGCAAATTACACCTCAATATCAAAGATTAGTATATGATTCTATTAGAGAACTATATTATTCTAACTATACAAACTCACCAATAAGTTATGGAGCTTCACCATCAACATCAAGCCTAGTACCTGGATCTAATCCTGAAGGAGATGTTTATGTAGGATCTACAGGTTCACAAGGAAGATATTTTAATTATCCTCAAACAACATTAACCTTTGCTAAATATTTTCCTACAAGTTCTACAACACCAATAGGTGTAATATCAATCCCAGTAGGTATGTTTGGTAATTATATTCAACCAAATTCATTTGTAATAATTTCGGATGGAAATACAGTATATGATGATGGAGAAGGTAATTTACGTATTAACAATAAAATATGTGGGAATATTTTTTATAGTCATGGTATTGCTGTATTAACAAGTGATGATTCTCCTGATGTATATGGTGTTGGAACTTATGGCACTTCATCATATGGTGGTGGAACGGATGCTGCTTTTGTATTAAATTTTGTTACCTCTTCTGATGTAACAATAGCATTCTCTTCATCATTAACCATTTATGAAACACAATATAAATGTACTATGAGAGAAAATGAATTTAATGCTAGTTTAAATCCTTCAATAATCTCAGGTTCAGAAGGTATACCTTATAGTTTTGCTACTAGTTCATTATTTACACCTTATGTTACAACAGTGGGATTATATGATGAATATCAAAACTTATTAGCGATAGGAAAATTATCACAACCTTTACCTTCATCGCCTACAACAGATACTACAATACTTATTAATATAGACAGATAATTTTTATGAATAATTGGTTATACGAAAAAAAAGAAATAACATCCCTGGAGGATTTTCCAACCGACACTTTTGGGTATATATACATGGTAACTCATGTTCCGAGTGGTTTATCGTATTTGGGGAAAAAATCGCTATATCACAATGTAAAGCGCAAATTAACAAAAAAAGAATTGGCAGAGATGCCTGTAACAAGAGGAAGAAAAGTAACAACTGAAATTGTTAAAAAAGAATCCGATTGGAAAACATATTTTGGGTCTGCAAAACCAATTTTAACTCTGATAAAGGACGGTAAACAAGAGGAATTTACCCGTCAGATATTACAATTGGTACCCAATAAGAAATTATTAACATACTATGAGTGTAAACATTTATTTACTCAGGGTGTGTTAGAAAATCCTAATAAATGGTTTAACGACAATATTTTAGGAAAATTTTATAGTAAAGATTTTTTATTTTTATAATATTTATAGACATGAAATTAACAGATTTAAGAAAATTAATCAACGAAGAAATTCAATATGTACTTAATAATGAAGCCTTTGGTAAAGGTGGTAAAAACATTCAAATAGGTGCTGGTGGAGTAAAAGGTGGTGGTGGTAAAAGATTCATACCTTCATTCGTTAAACTTCCTAAAAGTGTAAGAGATGCTTTTAAAGGTGATTTCAAATTAGTAAAAAATAGTGAAGGTGAATACACTTTATATATTTCAAAAGATTTACATGCTGCTTTAAATATAAGAAGCACAGGTCAAAATACAAACACAGCAAAATCATCTTTAAAACGTGTTAATGATATTAATGCTTTAGGATTACCTCAAGAACTTAAATCTTTATTAAAGAAAACAAGTAAACTTAATTCTTCATTAGGTATGTATGCTATTGCTGTAAAAATTAAAGACGTAACTCCTGAAGGAGATATTATGTTTGATAACCCAGCAGTTTCAGGTACTTTAAATGCATTTGAAGGAGTAATTAATGAAGTAATGGATGCTTTAATGGCAGAAGAAACACACAATCCAGTTGATGATATTGGTAAATTTTTCGTAGCTAAAAAACCTAAAAAAGGTATGACTAAGGAAGAAATGGTTTACGAAGCAACTGTATTTGATGAAATAAATCCAGAAGAAACATTAATAGTACATAAAAATAAATCTGAAGTAAATCGTACAGCTAGTGAAGCATTAAAATCATTTGAAGATCAACTTAAAGAAGTTGAATCGTCAATGGAAGAAATACGAAAAGATAAAGAAGCTATAAAAGCAAAAGCTCAAGCTGCTAAAGAAAGAATTAACAAAATAAAATAAATAACTTAAGCTTGGTCACCCAAGCTTTCTTTATTATATTGTTTTTATGTTAAATCAAAGTTTGATAGCTTTAGTTAATTCTGTGTTAGGAACTGGTAAATCAACCTCTAGAGGAAACTATGCTTATCATTGTCCTTTCTGCAATCACCACAAACCTAAATTAGAAATTAATTTTAATGAAAATGAAAAAGGTGAGAATCCTTGGCATTGTTGGACATGTGATAAAAAAGGTAAAAAGGTATATCAAATATTTAAATCAATTACATTATCACCTGAAGTAATAGCTGATTTAAAATCACTCACTAAAGGTGGATTTGTTGAAAAACAAATTACAGTAGAACAAAAAGTTGAATTACCTAAAGAATTTAAATCATTACTTAATATAACTCAAACAAACATAACAGGTAGACATGCTCTGTCTTATTTAAAATCAAGACACATAACTGAAGAAGATATTATTAAATACAACATTGGTTATTGTGAAACAGGTAAATATGCTAAAATGATTATTATTCCGTCTTATGATAAAAATGGAATATTAAATTACTTTACAGGACGATCATTTAATAAAGACTCAAAACAAAAATACCAAAACCCAGAAGTATCACGCGATATAATACCATTTGAGTTGTTTATTAATTGGGAAATACCGTTTATATTGTGTGAAGGACCATTTGATGCAATAGCCATTAAAAGAAATACTATCCCATTACTAGGCAAAAATATACAATCTAATTTAATGAAACAGATTGTAAAGTCTAGTGTTGAAAAAATATATATAGCTTTAGATAAAGATGCTCAAAAGCAAGCTTTAACCTTTTGCGAGCGATTGATGAAAGAAGGCAAAGAAGTCTATTTAGTAGACTTAAATGACAAAGATCCTAGTGAAATGGGATTTAATAATTTCACAAAACTAATACAAGACACTTATCCACTAACATTCTCTAGTTTATTAGAGAAAAAACTACAATTATGATTGAAAAAAATGTAAACGTTCATAAAAAACACGTCAAACGATTATTAGAAATTAATGATGCTTCTAAGAGAGTAACAATAATGGATAATAGATATTATACTAGAAATGGTAATTATTATCCATCAGTTACTAGTATTTTACAATACATGCCAAAAAATAAATTTTTTGAAACATGGCTAAAAGACGTAGGTCATAACTCAGATATTATAATGAGAAAAGCAGCAGATGAAGGTACACAAGTACACGATGCTGTTGAAAGATATCTTTTAGGTGAAAAAATATCATTAATTGATGATAGAGGATATTCACAATACTCAATGTTTGTTTGGCAAATGATTTTAAGATTCCATGAATTCTGGAGTACTTATAAACCAGTATTAGTAGAAAGTGAAATTCACTTATTCTCAGACAAACACATGTTTGCAGGTACTTGTGACTTAGTAGTAGAAATAAATGGTCAAAAATGGCTATTAGATATTAAAACATCAAATTCATTACATACAAGTCAAGAATTACAACTATCAGCATATGCTCAAGCATGGAATGAATTATACGAGGAAAAAATTGAACGTGTAGGTATTATTTGGTTAAAATCCTCAAAACATAAAGCAGATAAAAAAGGAGAAAAAATGCAAGGTAAAGGATGGGAAATATTTGAACCAACTCGTAGCATTGAAGAAAACTTTAAATTATTCGGATATATACACGAATTATATAAATTAGAACACCCAGATCCTAAACCAACATCAAATGATTTCCCAACTGAAATTCAAATAGGAATGTAATTGCTAATATTTATACCAAAATATTGGAATGATTTCTTTAATTGAGATTTTAAAAAAAGTAATAACAGAAGGTGGTAATGTATTTACGGGTACCGAATACGATACTGATGATGTTGAATTAAATAATATACAACCAACTGTATCAAAATTTGCATCAACTTTAAGTAGCATTTTTCCTAAAAAGAAAGCAACATTTGCCTCTTTAAATGATAAGAGTAATTGGTTAGGATCTACAGGTAAAAAACCAAAATCAGGAGACGTTGATTTAGCATATTCATCTGAACATTTCTTTAATAACGGAAATACTGATACTGATGGATGGGGTATTGATTCAAATGAATATAATGCTCTATACGAAAAAAATAAAAAAGCAGCACGTTCTGCTACTGAAGAACAAATTCAAGTAAAATCATTAATTCAATTAATTGTTAAAAAAATTAATGAATCTGGAAATGATTTATATGCAAGTGATAAAGCCGCTAATGGTGGTACAATTCACTTTTCTTATCCACAATATTCTGGTGATAAAAAATTAGATTTAAATGCACAACTAGATTTAGATACAGGAGACATGGACTGGTTAAAATTCAGATACAATTATGAACTACCAGATGATAATCCTGAAATAAAAGGGTTACATAGAGGACAACTGATGTTAGCTATGTTTGCTGCTACAGGTTATACTTTCAAAAACGGTAAAGGTTTTGTTCGTAAAGAAACAGGTGATATATTAGGTAGTAAACCTCAAGATGCTATAGAAGTATTTAATAAAGAATACAAACCTAAAAATCCATTAGATTTAAAAATAACTAGTAATTATGATAAATTAATGAATTATATCAAAACTAATCTTAAACCTGAAGATAAAGAAAACGCATTAAAAATGTTTGCTGAGGCTTTAAGAAGAGCTAAAGCATATGTACCTAATAATATTTAAATAACATGAGTGGAGCAGCAGGCGGATCACGTATTAAAAAAGAAGATTTAAAAGCCACAATTCGTGACTATAGAGATAATGTCTTAAAACCTTTAGGTCTTGATAAATCATACAATATAACTGGAGTTCGCTCTAGACCTGAGAAAGATATATTTGGTGACATAGATGTTGTTGTATCGTTTCCTGGAGGTGATAAAAAAGAACTTAAACAAACTTTAGCTAAATTTATAGAACAAGTTAATAAAGTTCCTGGAATACCACAGAAAAAAAACAAAAAGTATTTTATACATGGTTCTATAGTTTCTATATTATATCCAATATCTGGAAAAGAAAATGAATATGTTCAAATAGATAATATAGTAACAGCATCAAAAGACGAAGGTAAATTTACATATAAGATGTTAGACTTACCTGCACAAGAACAAGGTTTAGCTTTAGGTTTAGTTAAAGCAGTATTTACTGAATTAGATAAAAATCAAGTAGATAAATTATTTAAAGATCTAAAAATAACAAATATTGAAAAACCTGGCGAAGGAGAAGAATATGACTTTAGTCTAAACCCTTCAGAATTAACCTTAAAAATAGTTAAAACAGGTACTAACGATGGTAAAACAATATGGACATCTAATAAATTCTCAGATATTAAAATTGTACTATCAGCTTTAGGTATAGATATTGAAAAAGATAAATTCGATACAATAATTAGTAAAATTAAAAAATTCAAAAATAGAAGATCAATAGATCGTCTTAAAGGAATGTATACTAGAAATATAAGAGTAGGTGACGCAGAAGTAGGTCTTGATAAAGGTATTAAAAAACAACAATCATTAGATACAGTTAATGCTTTACAAGAAAAATATAGCGCATTAGTAATGAAGATGATTTCTCCATTATTAACAGAAGGTGAAAATTCAACAATTGCTGTATTTCCTGGTAAATTTAAACCACCACATAAAGATCATTTAGCTCGTATAAATGCTGCAGCAGACGTTGCTGATGAGGTTTTAGTAATAATAGGACCAAAACCAGTAGATTCATTTACAGCAGAACAAACATTAGATTTATTTAATTTATTTAAATCAAAAGGTTTAATACCTAATAATGTTAAATTTGTAATTAGTGATTTACCTTCTCCTGTATTAAAAGCATATAAAGAATTTGAAAATAATCCAAATCAACAATACATTGCTGTGTTTGGAAAAGATGATATAGCTCGTTTTAAAAATATTGATAAATTATCTAATGTTAAAGTTGATAATTTTGAAGAAGCAAATGTTGGTAATTTAAGTGCAACTGATTTAAGAAATGCTATATCAAATAACGACATTTCAACCATTCAATCAATGATGCCTGATGGTATTGATGCTGAAGAATATATTCAAACATTAATGGGTCAAAAAAAATTACAGGAAGAAGTAACTGATACTGAGGTAATTTGTGACAATTGTGGTTGGCATTGGCCTATAGCTGATGGAGGAGATGATTTATATATTTGTCACAAATGTGGTCATGATAATACTCCTAATTCAAATCAAACTTGGGATCTTAAAGAAGGAATAGTATCTTTATCTAAGTATATGCTTGAGAATGGATTGAATGTTAAACCTTTACCTACTGTTAAATTTATAAACAATGATGAAGAAAATGCATCAAACATGTTAGGTAAAACAGCATATTATGACCCATCAGAAAAATCAATAACATTATATACTTTTGGTAGACATCCTAAAGATATTCTACGTTCATTTTCTCATGAAATGATTCATCATATTCAAAATTTAGAAAATAGATTAAATAACATTAATACTACTAATACAAATGAAGATGGTGATTTACCTGAATTAGAAAAAGAAGCATATGAAAAAGGAAATATGACGTTACGTAATTGGGAGGATAGTATTAAAAATGTATAGTTACAAATTAACAGATATATATAAACAAATTAAAGAGGAGGCAGAACAACCAACTCAACAATACACAATTTATTGTGATATGGACGGTGTGTTATGCGATTTTGACAGTAGATTCAAACAATTAAATCCAGAACATTTAACACCAAGTGAATATATTGCTAAATATAGTACAAGTAAATTTTGGAAACAAATAGGCTCTTATAAAGAAGAGTTCTGGTCAGAAATGAGTTGGATGGCTGATGGTAAACAATTATGGGAGTATATTATAAAATATAAACCATCATTACTATCAGCTCCATCATATGAAGCATCATCACGTTATGGAAAAAGATTATGGGTTGATAAAAACTTACCGGGTACAAAACTAATTTTGGCATCAGCCGATAAAAAACAAAATTATTCTAAACCTAATCGAATACTTATTGACGATAAAGAATCCAACGTGGAACAATGGCGTTCACAAGGTGGAATAGGTATATTACATAAAAACACAACAGACACAATTAAACAATTACAACAATATGGACTATAAATATAAATTAAAAGAAAACGATGAAGATGGAAAATCATCACGTTTAACCGTAGATCATGATGTTACTATAGTAACACCAGATATTAAAGCAGCTCTTGAAGCATTACAAAACATAGATAACTATGGTATTTATATTTCAAATATGAGAAATAAAGCTAGTGTTGAAAAAGCAATAGAAACTCATTTTGGTAACATGGATGCTGACGGTAAAAAAATATCTCATGCTAAAAAAATGTCTATTGAAAAACAAAGAGGTGAGAAATTTCCAATTAAAACAAAACAAGGAATAGATGATTTCGTTAAATCATTAACTAGTAAACCAACACTATTAACTTATGATGTTAAAGATGATAAACTTGTTTTTCCTAAAGATAAAAATCCTTCAATAGAAACTACAAAGAAAATCATTAAAACAGTAATGAATACTGCTGGAGTTGATTATAAAATCTTTAATGAAAAAGAAGCAGTTAAAGAAGCAAAAGAAAAAGAATTACGTTTATTAATTAGAGAAGAAGTTAGATCTATCTTGAACAAATAATAACAAATGAAAGATTCGGTTTTAAAAAAAGAGTTCAAACAACGTGATGTAGAACGTCTTCGTAACCTTGTACAAGGTAAATACGGTGACAGCACTACAATGGGAACAGGTTATGAAAAACCAAAAGAATTTCATGATGAAGGAGATGTATGGGAAGAAAATGGCCGTACATGGACTATTAAAAATGGAATTAAACAAAATATTACAAAACTAGACAAAGCAAAAGAAGGTATTGTATTACCTTTATTTTGTCCTTGTTGTACTAAAGCATTAAAACCACATTTGGATAAAAAATGGTACATAATGTATGGTCACTGCTTTAACTGTCAGGTTGATGCTGAGGCTGAATTACGTAAACAAGGTACATTAGAAGAAACCGAAAAACAAGTAACAAATGATTACCTTGAAGGTATGACTAACGATTTTGAAGTTTGGTTTGAGGAATTAATTAATGAAAAAGAGCAGTTTATAACTGAGGCTGGTGATGTAGAAAAATGGGATGGTTCTGGTAAACAACAATTATTAAAAAACAAAGAAGAAGCACTTAAATATTTACACAGTTTGAAAAAATGATAACTATGATCACTACCATAGCCGTTGCACTAATAACAGCGGTAATTGGTCCTGCAGTACTAGAATGGGTTAAACTTAAGTTTAACAAACAACCAAGCAAAGAATCTCTTATGAAAGAGGCAATCGATTTAAATGAATTAGTCGATTATCAATTAGACAATATGATGGATGTCCTAGAATGTGATAGGATTTGGATAGCTCAATTCCATAATGGTGGTCATTTTTATCCAACAGGTAAATCCATTCAGAAATTTTCTTTGTTTTATGAAAAAGTATCACCAAATACTCAATCAATTCAACACATATTTCAGAATATTCCTGTAAGTTTATTCCCTAAAGCACTAGCTAAATTATATAAAGACGGTGAATTAGGAATATTAAATTATAATACTACTGAAAATTATGATTTAAATTCATTTGCGTGTGATTATGGTACAAAATCATTTTATATGTTAGCAATAGATGATTTAGATGATCATTTTATTGGAGTAATAGGAATTGCATTTAATAACAAAGAACATAAATTATCTAAAGAAGAATGGATATTTATAAGACAGAAAGTAGGAGCGATTGGTTCATTACTTACTGAATATTTGAATAAGAAAAAATAACACAATATTTATAATAAAACATAACAAAATGGATAAATTTGATTTAAAAAAATTCTTAACAGAAAATAAACTAACTAAAACTTCAGTCCTAAGAGAAGGTTTTGAAGAAACCAATTCAGAACCATATGACGAAACATATACTGATCGTAATGAATGGATAGAAACAATAAAAACTAAATATCCAAATGCTAAACCAAACGCTAAATTTGGGGATAATAGTATTTGGTTTGATAACGGTAATAGAGTTGCTCAGTGGGTTACTTCGGAAGATGCAGGTAAAATATATTTTAATGTTAAACCATTAGCAACATCTCCTTTTGTAAGTGACGACCCTTCTAATCCACCAACACAACGTAGTGCATATGGATTCAAAAATGAAGAAAAATTAAAAACAAAAATCAAAGAAATGATTATTGCTGAGTTAACAGAAGAAAACGATGTTGTTGCCGGTGATTATAATTTTGTAGCTGAAGGTGAAGATTTTGAAGATGCAGGAGTAGAAACAGGTGAAGTAGGTGAAAAAGACTATGAAGATTATCAAGAATTAAAAAAATTCTTAAATACTTTAAAAGATACTAAAGCATCAGATGATATTTTTAATTACGGTAGTGAAATAGATCCAAATGAAGGATATGATGAATTTGATGCTCAATACGATGAAAAATTTAAATTATCAGAATTTTTTATAGACGAAGCTAAAAAAGACGAAGAAGCACCAGAAGAAGAACTTTCTGATGAAGAAATAGATACTACTATAGATACAACAGATACAGGTGAAGATTTTAATGTTGATACAAGTGCAGTAGATCCTAACATTAAAGCTGTTCAAGATGCTTTAACACAAGCTCAAGCAGCAGCTAAAAGTATTAATGATGAAAAGTTAACACAACAAATTGGTAACACAATCACAATGTTTACTCGTACTCACATTGCTAATACAGAAGCACCAGCAGCAGAATAATTAAAATAAAAAACAAACAATATGAACACAACAGAGTTATTAGAAAAAATCGAGTCATTATTAGTAGAATTAAAAGCTGAAAACGCTAAAACTGCTAAAGCTGCTCATGGTCGCGCACGTAAAATTGCAGGTGAAGTTAAAACTTTAGCTAACGACTATAGAAAAGCTTCAATTGCTGAAGACAAAGCAAATTAATGAACAACAACCAACTTAAAACAGTAATTAGAGAGTTCTTATCTTCCGATAAGGGCTCTCCTGTTATTGGTAATAAGTACAAAGATACATTCTTAGAAAAACGTCAAGAATATATCAATGCATTACTAAAAAATAAAAGAAGTTTAGTAAAACGTTATGGTAAAGATGCTGAAAAAGTATTAACAGGTAGAGCGGTTAAAGACGCTAACAAATATATAGAAAACATGAAACAACAAGATATAAAAGAATTAGTAAGAAAGTCTCTAATGGAAAAACCAGAAACCATAGACTCAAAACAATACATCTCAGAAAGAGAAGAAAATCCAGAAGATGTAATTAAAATGGATGTTCCTTTATTCATTCGTATGTTAGAGTATGCTCGTGAAGATGCTAGTACTGATATTGATTTACATGATGTTGCTGAAAAAGCAATTAGTTTAAGTAGTGAAGATAAAATATTAACAATGGCTGATTATGATGCTATTGTTGGTGATATGGAATCATTAAATGAAGATGATTGGAAACAAGGTGATGATGAATCGGATATGGCTGGTTCACAATTAAAATCAATTCAATCAAACGCTTCTAAATTAATGAATATGATTGATAATAATGAACAATTAGATGCTTGGGTACAAGCAAAATTAACTAAAGCTCAAGATTATTTACAATCAGTTAATGATTATTTAGTAGGTGAAGAAGGTGAAGAAATTTACGAAGAACGTTTCAAAAAAGGAACAGACATAGGTAAAAAAGGTCCTGGATTCGAAAAAATTGCTAAAAAAGCAGGTAAAGCATACGGCTCAGAAGAAGCAGGTAAGCGTGTAGCAGGAGCTGTTTTACAAAAAATAATGGCTAAAAAAGGAAAATAATGACTAAAAACGAATTAAGAGAAAAAATCAAAGCAGTAGCTTTACAAAACCTAAGACCTAAATCAATTGATTTAGATAAAGGAAATGATGTATCTCTTGATGCATTAAAGTTTCCTGTTTTAGGTAAATTTCCTGAACTTAAAAAAGTAATTATTAATTTATTAACTCAACAATATGAAATATTTTTAACAGATATTCAATGGGTTGCTCCACGTCCAACAACTTTTAGAGTTGTACTTGGAAATGGTGAAACTTTTAATTTAATATATACCGAAAGAAGTTGGATAGCTAAAGTTGAAGGTAAAAGATATTATTTATTAAATTTAAGTGAAGAAGAATCAGCAGCCGAATCAATAGCTAGAATATTATCTTATGGTCTTAAAGAAGAATCACAAACACCTGATGAATTATCAGGAGAGGAACCAGCAGAAATAAATCCTGAAGATATTCCTGAACCAGAAGAAAATAACCCACAACCAGAAGTATAATGGATATATTTGATAAATTTTTTAAGAAATTTGCTTACAAATTTCCAAAAGGATATCCTGACATGAATAATGAGCAGGATGTTTTGCTATTAAACGAATTTTTATATAAATTAGGAATGCCAACCTTAGAAGGACAAATATCAGAAGATAGTCCTGTTTATAATCCATTTTCATATGGGGAAATGACCAAACCAGGTAGAGATATAAGAGCAGAAATTATATTTAATAAAATAAATAATGGTGAACCGTTTGCTATGACAGATGGTACTGAAAAACAATTAGAATTCAATGACCCTTCTTATGCTGAGTTATTTAAAACTAAAGATTTAGATAAAATAAAAGAAATTGCAGGTGGTTCTAGTAAGGTTAATAAATTTCCATTTTTTAAAGATGAAAATAGTACTTATGGTTTACAAAATTTATTAAAAACATCACAATTAGGTGGAAAAGGTAAAGGATCAGGTACTAAAGTAGAAGATGCTGCTTTATCTACATTTAAAACATCAGTAGATAAATTAGTACAAGAAAATAATGGTCCTATAACAGTAGTTGTAAATGGTAGAAAATATCCTAACATAATTACAGTAGAAACCCAACAAGGGCATCCTAAATCAGATTTCAATTTAATTAATTCTGATGGTAAACCAGTAATTTTTATATCTCATAAGAAAGCTTCTCATAAAGGAGCATCAGCTGATGATTTTATAAGATGGGGTGGATTCTCAGAATATAATGATTATAATGATGTTATTCAATTCATAGATAAACTTAAAGAATTAATGGTTGATAAAGGGTGGAATGAAATACCACGTGCTGCTAATTTTATTAAAGAAATAGAAAGTGATGAATTAGCTAAAAAAATTGTTTTTGGTAAAGATTATGGGAGTAATTCATTTGGGAAAGATAATGTTACTATTGCTATTCAAGGAACAGTAAAATTAGAACCAACTGATGAAAACGGAGTATATAATTTAACAGGAGAACATTATTACTACAACGGTGATAATCCTGTAGGAGAATATAGACCTGTACTTACAGGTAAATATAGATCAGATAGAACAATGTTTGGAATTCCTAAATTAGAGACAATTGCACAACCAGCAGGAGTAGCTCACAAATCTTCTAATATTTATGAACTGAAGGGTGATAAATTTGTTCAAATAAAAGAACCTAAAGTAAAATGAAAGATTTAAAAGAATTAATAAGAGAAGTACTATTAACAAATTCAATCAAACCAGATTGTGGTTGTGGTTGTAAAGGTACTGCTAAGTGTTTTGAAGCGCCTATATTGAATGAGAATTTAAAAGCGCGTATTGTTATGACTGAAAACATGCAATACCATATAGACGTTAAGAAACCGCTATTTGAAACAACTTTACCATATGGTTCGAAAGAATATTTAGATTTATGGGCCGAAGCAAGATACTTATATTCTCGTGGTGCTTTAAATGTAGAAGGTATTGATAAAGAAAAAATTACAGAAACTCATTTAGGTGAATATGGAATATATGAAGGTAAAAGAGTACCTTTAGACTTACCAATGTTAGATGAAGAAATAATTGAGGAAAAAGGTCCGTGCTGGAAAGGATATAAGCAAATAGGAATGAAAGACAAAAACGGAAAACAAGTTCCTAATTGTGTTCCTATTGATGAAGTAGAAGAAATTAACGAAGCAGAATACCACGGCCGTAAAGTAACTTTAGGCAAACCAATGCAAGGTGATGTTAAAAAGTTTAAAGTATATGTTAAAAACGCTAAAGGTAACGTTGTAAAAGTTAATTTTGGATTTGGTGGTAAATCAGCTAAAGGTAAAAGAATGGTAATTAAGGATAAAAATCCTAAAAGACGTGCAGCTTTTAGAGCTAGACACAATTGCAAAAATCCAGGTCCAAGATGGAAAGCTCGTTATTGGTCTTGTAAAAAGTGGTAAAATATTAATATTTATGAGTATGATCAAGTTTATAGACCTTATTCGCGAATCAACTAACCCTAACATATATTTAATATATTGTAGAGTAGTTGTAAATGCTGATGCAAGACCGATGGGAGATATACTATCAGATGTTAGAGCAATTCCAGGTGTTACTATTGTAGATATAGTAAATGCAGATAGTAAAACACACGGTGTTAGACACGTAGCGGATATTAGTTTAAAAATTGACCCAAACCCATTTGAACCGTTTAATGGCAAATCATATGGTACTATACTTGATGCAATTAAGAAAATACCATCAGTTTACACAGCCAAATATACTTCAACACCTGTTGTAGTATCATAATTTACAGAACAGATTTATAGCCTGTTCGAATTTAAAAAATTTTAGAGATCTGTAGCCTCAATTTTGAAGGCTACATCTTTTTTCGTATATTAATATAAAGTATGGATAAAAAAATAGTAATTATAGGAGCCGGTGTAGCAGGTATTAACGCTGCTACCAAATTAGTAGATAATGGCTATCCTGGAGAATTAATAACCATTATCGATAAAGGTAATGACCCAATCAATCGTTTACCTGAGGAAGTAATGACAGGTATGTTAGGAGCTGGTGGTTGGAGTGATGGTAAATTAGTAGTATCAACAGTACAAGGTGGACAGTTGTCTAAGTATTGTGGTGAAGGTAAAGCTATGGAATTAATGAACGAAGTAGTAGCTAATTTTACTCGTTTTCACCCTAAACCAGAAGACATTTCGTGTTCAAATCCTACAGTAGAACCTGATTTTATTAAACCGTATTTTGATTTAAGAATGTCACTTGTGTGGCATATTGGCTCAAATTATCTTCACCTCATTGCTTGTAAATGGTACGAATATTTATTATCGAATGGAGTGAATTTCATATGGAACACTGAAGTCACCGATATAAACTTTGATAACAATGAAATCGAATTTAAAACAAACTAAAATTTATATTTACTTTTTAGAAAAAAATAGTAATGTCTTTTATGTTGGAAAAACTAAAAATCCAAAACGTAGAGAATATGATTGGAAAAGAGAATTTGGAGAAGATATTAATTTTAATTTAATAGACGAAACTGAAGATGATAAAAAGATATGGAAATTTTGGGAAAATTATTGGATTCAACAATTTAAACAATGGGGATTCAATTTAATAAACCAAAATGAAGGTGGTGGGGGATTAGATAAACATTCTGATGAAACTATTAAAAAAATTAGATCTAAAAAGGTAGGTAAAAAATATAATAAACCTTATAAAACTAGAAAAGATAAAGGGTTAAAACATAATAAACAACAAGGTGTTAAAATAGGTCGTCCTGAAGGATTTAAATATAGTGAAGAACTTAAATTACATTTAAGTAACAAAATGAAAGGACATTCAAAACATAGTGAAGAAGGAAAATATAAGTTTGTAGATAATAATGTTTATTCTTTTATTAATATAAATACTAATGAAGAATTCAAAGGTATTAGATATGATTTTCAAAAGAAATATGGTTTAAAATATAAAGGAATATATAATTTAGTAACAAATAAAGCAAAAACGTATAAAAGATGGAAAATAAAGAATTTAAAAGATTACAAAAATTAGCAGGAATCATTAAAGAAAATACAAATATTCAACATACAATGTACTCAGGAATAACTTTAGAAGCTTGGGAAAACATATGGAAAAATAAAAATTTTAAAGATAAGGTAACAAATGTTACTGATGATATAGATTTTGCTCTTAATTATTCTTATAATTTTAAAACAGGCAAATATGAAGATGTAGTAGTTGAAATATCTAATATTCCCTTAGAAGCTTTTATAGCTTATAGAGAAGATGAGTATAATGATGATGAAGATTTTAATTCTATGGAAGAATTATTAGATAATGAAAAACAAAATATAATTAAATCTTATTCGTTATTTTTAGTTAATCTTTATCCATATAAAAATCAAATTACAACTAAGCTAATTCAAAAATAAAATATGAAAAATAAAATAAAATATGACTCCCTTATATTTGCGGTGGGTAAATCAG